GTTAAGGTACGATGTTTTGGTTTCTATGATGATTCCATAGCCGTTGATAATTTACCTTGGGCAACTGTTATGATGCCCGTAACATCGGCATCGATACAAGGTAATGGTGGTAATCATCATTTGGAAGTAGGTTCGTGGGTCGTTGGATTCTTTAGAGATGGACCAAGTGCTCAAGACCCAATGGTAATGGGTTCAATTGCTACACAAACAAACGGTACACAAGACATACCAACAGAATCATCAGTAGATAATAAAGTATATAAATCAAAAGCGGGACATTTAATTGAAATTGATAATGAAGATGGTGGAGAACGAATTAATATTAAACATAAATCTGGTTCTTACATACTAATGAAAACAGATGGTACCATAGAAATAAATGGAAATACTAAAGTGTTAGGCACTCTACATGCGACAGGAGATATATCAACAGATGCTGGCAATGCTCCAACATTAGCAACACATACACATACTGAGGTTCCAGGTACAGGTGGAGCAAATTCTCCAATACCTGCAGAACAAGAGACTTCAGTGGCAAACTAATAGAAAAGAGTTATAAATAACTATATGGCAGGATTACTTACAGGCGATAAAAGCATATCAGGTAACTTAGAACAAGCACGTATTGTTTCTAAAAAGAAACCTCATCGCGATTTAGATCTTTCTTTAAAGATCCACCCTATACGTAAAGATATAATCCCTTTAAAAGATGATGCAGCAATTAAAAATGCTGTAAAGAATTTATTAGTCAGTAATTTTTATGAACGACCATTTCAAGATGATTTGGGAGCAAATTTAAGAGGGTTATTATTTGAACCTTCTGGCTTTCTTACAGAAATTCAATTAAGGGATAATATTCGCAATGTAATTAAAAAATACGAACCAAGAGTGAGTGTTAAGGCTATAGACATTACAGACGATATTGATAATAATTCATATAGAATTACAGTAAATTTTTTAATCAAAGAATACGATACAGCAGAAAGTGTTGAAATTGTATTAAGAAGGCTCAGATAATATGGCAACAAATTTAAATGTAACAGAATTAGATTTTGCAGACATTAAGCAAAATTTAAAAAACTTTTTAAAACAACAAACAGAGTTTAATGATTATGACTTTGATGGTAGTGGATTAAATGTTTTATTAGATGTGTTAGCATATAACACTCACTATAACGCATTAAATGCTCACTATTCATTAAATGAATCATTCCTTGATTCTGCTCAGATTCGTGGTAATGTTGTTACAAGAGCAAAACTTTTAGGTTATACTCCTCGTTCAGTTTTATCGCCAAGAGGTAAAGTTGATATTGTTGTTAATGTTGCTGCAGAAGTAGGAACTAAACCTACTGTTTTAGAGTTAACACGAGGTACTAAATTAAATACAGTTGTCAGTGGAGAAGAATTTCAATATGTTGTATTGGAAACTCAACAAGCAACATTAAGTGCTGTATCAGCAAATACATATCAATTTAATGATGTAGTAATTTCAGAAGGATCAGTAAGAGAATTAAAATATAGAGTTGATAATGATATAGAAAATCAGAAATTTCAACTTACAGATTTCGATGCCGATACAAGTACATTACGTGTACGCGTACAATCAAACGAAGAATCATCCTCTTTTGATGTTTACACAAAGTTTGAATCACTTAAGGATGTTAATTCAACATCAAAGGTTTATTATTTACAAGAGAATCCAAGTGGTTATTATGAAATATTTTTTGGTGATGGCGTAACAGGATTCAAGCCTACAAATAATAATATTGTTACTATTGATTATGTTACCACAAAGGGTAAGGAATCAAATGGTGCAAATAGTTTTTCAATGGTAGATAATATTGGTGGATTTTCTAATATAACTGTTACACTTGATACAGCAGCTGTAGGTGGTGCAGACCAAGAAACAACCGAATCAATACGATTCAATGCACCCTTAACATTTATATCACAAAACAGAGCTGTTACTGCTGATGATTATTCAGCAATTATTAAAAAGGAATTTAGTAATATTGATTCCATATCAACATGGGGTGGTGAAGACAACGATCCACCAGATTATGGTAAAGTTTATATTGCAATTAAACCTTTATTGGCAGAACAATTAACAACAGCTGAAAAAACAGATATTACTGGTGCGATATTAAAAGGAAAGAATGTTGTTTCTATTACACCAGAAATTGTAGATACTAATTATACTTATTTAGAATTAGATGTTGCATTTAAATATAATCCAAACTTAACAGATAGAAGTTCTGTTGAATTACAATCAGTTGTTCGAGATACAATTACGGATTATAATTTTAATAACTTAAATAAATTTGATGGTGTATTTAGACATTCACAATTAACAAGAGCAATCGATAATTCTGATCCATCAATACTTAATACAATTGTACGACCAAGAATGTTTCAAAATATTACTCCATTAAATAATGCAGATAATAATTTTAGTCTTTCTTTTGTTGCTCCATTCTATCAAAGTGGCGATTCAACAAAATTTATATTAAGTTCAACAGCATTTAAAATTAATAATGTAGATCATTTCTTTGGAGATGTTCCAATTTCTGGTTCAACAAATAGAACTGTAATTGTTTATAAAGTAGTAAATAATACTAATGTCACGGTAATAAGTCAAGCAGGTGTGATTGATGTATTAAAAGGAACAGTCACACTTAACAATTTTAGACCAGATACAACTAATGCAATTAAAATAACAATATTACCTAATTCATTAGACTTAGCTCCAAAACGTGATCAATTAATTTCTATAGATAATAACAGTGTTGTGATAACACCAGAGATTGATACAATCGCAGTTGCTGGTTCAGCTGGAAGTATTACATATAATACCACATCAAGATTTAAATCATAATGACTCATAAAACTACATTAACTCCAGGTGCGATTGAAGTCGAACACGGGAGTTTAGTCGAAACGAAAGAAGACATTCGTATTGATCAGTTAATACCTTCTGAAATATTAGAAGATAAAGCACAACTTACAAAATTTTTAGAAGCTTATTATACGTTCATGAATATGGACGAATTTATTTATCAAGAGACGGAAGTTTTTGATGAGGTTGTATTAAATAACCAAGCTCAATTTAGAATACCAGATCCAAATAACGATAATAATAGATTTTTTACAGATGAAACTGGAGCAGATTCTACTCTTGTTTTAACTGATCCAAGTGGTTCAACAACTACAATTCCTTTAACAGATGTTAACGTTGCAATTACAAATGGTAATGAATTACCTGGTTCGCTTTTACAATCAACATCTGAAATTGGTAAAACATTTACAATTAATGGTCTCAGTGGATATAATAATTATACTGCAAAATTAACTACAATTGTTAAATATTGGGTTGGTCCAGGACCTTCTTATGTAATGAATACAATTGAAAGTGCAATGGATATTGATCGTAATGCTCAAAATTATTTAGAGTTAATGCAAAAAGAAATTGCAGCAACAATTCCAAGAGATTTAACAGTAAATAAAAGAACATTATATAAACAAATTATTGACTTTTATAAATTACGTGGTTCAGCAGATAGTATTGAAATATTTTTTAAAATATTATTTAACGATGAAGTTGAAGTTGAATTTCCATATGATTCAGTATTAATACCGTCATCAGGAAATTGGGAAGCAAATCCTGCTCTTTCAAAAGGTGGACAATATTTAGATAATAAAGGATTCCTATCGTATAACATTCGATTACAAGATAGTTTAAAATATCAGAAGTTTGCATATCTTATAAAAACAGGTAAAAATTTAGCTGATTGGGAACTTTCATATGATCGATTAGTACATCCAGCTGGGTTTATTTACTTTGCTGAAATATTAATCTTTTTACAATTAACAGGTGCTGTATTAACGGATGCTTTAACATTAAGTCGTATGCCAGGTGAGCAACCAGGTATTATAGGACCTGAAGATATTCCAGTTCTTGTTGAAATGTTTGTATCAATGTTCTTACCACAAACAACTGCAAAGATTCATCGAACAGGTACACTTTCTCTCGATTTAAAAAGTGGAGTCATTAATAGTGTAACAGTTACATCAGGAGGGAGTGGTTATACTAGCGTTCCAACAGTTACTTCAGTTGACAGTGGAACGCCAAGTGGCTATACAACTGCCACACTTACAGCCTCTCTTACCAATGGGTCGGTTTCTAGTATTGCAATAGGTAATGGTGGAAAAGACTATAATGTACCAACCGTCACAGTTGCTGCTCCTTCAGCAATTACCTTTGATGGAAGTGATGATGAAGTATTAGGAACAGGCATTGTTAATATTACAGATAATACAATTAAACTTACCACTGCACAACAAGAAGCTTTACCTGTAGGTTCACTTGTAACATATAATACTACTGGTGGAGCAATACCTGGTTTATCTTCGGCTCCTGGATTTAATCAATATTATATTGTATCATCAACTGGCGGAAAAGTAAAACTTTCAGCAATAGAAGGTGGTACTGAAATTGATATTACAGGTGTAGGTTCTGGTACAGACCATTCATTTACTGGTGAAACTGCAACAGCAACAGCAACAAAAATAGACGGAGTATTAGAAGCAGTAAGTATTGCAGAGCCTGGATTTGGATATGCTTCAGCTCCAGCAATATCATTTAGTGGTATTGATGTAAGTGGACAAACAGGAGTTGCTCCAGTAGTTACCATTGGAATTGATTCAAAAGGCAGATTAGACGAAGATAATATTACAATTGTAAGTGAAGGTTCTAATTGGTCAAATCTTTTTGGTCAAGTTGCGGCTAATCCAAATGCTGGTCAAATAGCCGAAGTAGAAGCAATTGGATTCGCAGATAAAAATTATACAACTGCACCAACAATTGTATTTCCAGAGCCACAAGCAAAAGATGCATTAGGTAATCTCTTATCAAGTAATGTAACAGCAACAGCTGAATTTACATTGGATAGTGAGGGAGAAATAACTGGTGTTAATATTACCAATGCAGGTAATGGATATATTA